TGCGTTATTCTTGACTTCGATGTCTTACCGAAATATGACCATAACACCAAACCAAGAAATATGGTTTAATGGCTTTAATAACGGGGTGACGGGTCGAGTAGTGTTTAACAATTCAAACGGCGACTCATTTTACTATGACGTGACGAACACCGAAATAACTACTCAACTATGTGTTGCAAGTCCGAACTTAAACCTAACTGTTATCACTGGCACTCTTCCGTTAATTAAGTCCGACACGACGTTTTATGAGTTTTATTTTACTGACGGCATAGCACCAACGGACTCGCAGCCCTACACGTTTGACATTGACCAACGTTGCGCAATCAATGACTATTATTTAGTGTTTCTTGATCGCATGGGTTCTTGGGGTTCATTTGCTTTTCAACTTAGAACTTACGAGACGGGAACAAGTACAAAGCAGTCCTTTAACAAGACGGTTGAGGGCAAAGTTGGTGGTACTGAGTGGACCTATTCAAGTTACGAAAGGGGAATGACTACCTATTCAAGTACGGTCGAAAAGAACCTTCAACTAAATACCAATTGGATGAGCGAAGAAATGGCGGTGTACTTTCAGGAACTCATCACGTCGCCCGTGGTTTATCTTTGGGACGGTGGTCAGTACGTTGCGTGTGTGGTCCAAGAAACAGCGTTCGAGGTTGAGCGACAAAGAAATAAAAATCTAATTAAAAAGACGGTTAACGTAAAGTTAGCGAACCAAGACAAGGTTAACATATGAGTGTACAAATACAACTTGAGACGGGCTACCTTGACGTGAAGGAGGGAACGGCTTTTCCTTTAAACTTTGGTGTCGCTGACATTCGCGACGTGAGTAAACGTTCGGGGGCGTTTAGTAAGACAATTACTTTAACGGGCACGGCTAATAATCACAACTTACTCAACCACTATTACGACGTAAACATTCAGGCAGGGACGTTTAACATAAACACCTTAACGAGATGCTCAGTAATTCAAAACGGCTTACCAGTTTTAGAGTCGGGTTACCTTCAACTTGTCGCTGTTAACAAAGTACAAACGACTGCGGACTATGAAAACGAGGTTGAGTATGAGGTTTTAGTAAAAGACGAATCGAGCGACTTCTTCACCAAGTTAGGCAATAAGGAACTTACCGACTTAGACTTTACGGATCTTAACCACGAGTATAGAGCAATCAATGTAGTTAACTCATTCACCAACACCCAAGGGGATGGGTACAAATACCTCCTACCCTTTAAGGACTCAAATAACTACTTTCTTCAAGAAATGAAGCCTGCCATTTACGCGAAGACTTACTTTGATCGTATCTTTGCGCAAGCAGGGTTTAGTTACACTTGGTCCACGTTAACGGCTGCGCACTTCGATAAATTAATCATTCCTTTCAATGGTGAAAAGTCATTGATTAGCAACGTAGACTTACAAGTAGACGCGAACACTACGGAAACTGTAACGGGTGGTGAAACTACCTACACAACACCTTTAACGGGGTGGACTGAAACTTTAGATGGTGGTAACTTGTTCAACCCCACTACGGGAGTTTACGATGTACCTTTCAACTTACAAGCGTCCGAAAATATAGCGGTTGAATTTACGTTCACTGCTGACATTTATTTAACGAACCCTTTAGCGACTACGTTAACATACTACGGGCAAACGACGCAGTTAACACCTACGTTTGTAATGTACTTAAACGGGTCTTTATATTCGTTTGGGTTTGCTAATAACGGGTTAACACTTACCAACTCTTCCAACACTATTGGTTCAGGTACAACCAACGTAGCGACAATTACGGGCACGGCTACTATTTTATTAAGCAACGTAATAACTACGGACTCGATTAGTTTTGAAGGTGGGTTAGCGTTTGCGTCTAACTATGGTGTTTGGAGGTTTACACCTTTCAACCCAGTAACACCGATAACAACTGAAATAGACTTCACAAGCCTTTCGGTTAAGATATTGCCGTCTTCGGATATTCTCGGTTATGGTGCTGTCATCAACATGAATAACAGCGTACCTAACAAAGTAAAACAAGCCGACTTCATCAAGTCATTGTTTACGATGTACAATCTTTACACCGAGCAAGACACGGACCTTCCGAATAACTTAGTACTTAAACACCGCGACGACTACTATGACCAAGGGCAAGAGGTTGATTGGACTTATAAGTTAGCAAAGGACAAAGACCAAGCGTTACAATTCTTACCTGAGTTGAGTGCGAAGAAACTTATTCTCACTTATAAGAACGACAGCGACGACCCGAACAAAATTTACTTTGAGGCGACTAAAGAAATTTACGGTCAACTTGAGTTTATATTCAACAACGAGTACGTCAAAGGAATAGACACGAAAGAAATTACCTTTAGCCCGACACCAATAGCACAAAGCACGTTTAACGCTTACCTTCCTATGCTTTCAGGTGAGCCGAAAGTTAACATAAGAATCTTACACGATGGGGGTGCAGGAACGTGTGACGCTTACAACATTTACGACTACGGAACTACGGGCGAAAGTGGTGTAACGACTTACCCAATTTTGCACCATTGGGATGACCCAATTAACCCGACATTTGATATTCTATTTGCACAGCCCGACTACATGTTTTATGAGGGTTACAACGTCACGAATAACAACCTTTACAACCTATATTGGCGACGCACGGTTAATCAAATAAACGTCGGTAAAATGTTGACGGCTTACTTTGACCTACGCGAAGACGACATCCAACGGCTTAAGCTAAACGACAAAATTCGAATTGACAATAGTTGGTGGACGATCAACAAAGTAATTGACTACGACTGCAACGCGCAGAACTTGACTAAGGTTGAGTTAATGAGTGTAGACACTGAAATAGATTTAGCCCCATTTGCGAAAGGGTCAGTTACACCGACAACGATTGGGGACTTAGCAAGCCACACGGGTAGCATACACTTTAACAATTCATTCGTAGGTAACGTTATACCCGGAACGTCAACGAGCGCAATATACGGACAAGGCAACGTAATACAACCTAACGTTAATGGAATAATCGTAGGCAATAACAAGGTACTTGACCAAACTGGTATAACTACCGAACGACTAAGCGCAGATGTTGCAAAAATTGCAAGTCTTGGGGTTACGGGTTCGATGGCTTTTAATGTCATTGACGCAAGTGTTAACTACTACATGACCAACGATGACTATTGTGTTGTATGTACACCACCGAGCGCAATTAACGTGTACCTTCCGCCTGCTGAAATTATCGGCAAGGTCGTAGTGATTAAGTCAACAGCGTTTAACACGGTATTGTTTCCAACGTCCGCAACGATAGACGGGTCAGCGTCAAGTATAACAATTTTACCTAATGACAGTCTCACGTTAATTTGCCACGCTTCGGGCAAGTGGGTGATTATTTAACCAAAAGACGAACTACTTACTTTTTAAAGTATGGCACTACCCGGACAATACAACATTAAATACAAAACACGCGTTCACCTTCAACGTGCAATTCAACAAGAAATACAGCGTCAAGGCTTGGTTCAACTTGGTACAATGAAGGACTCGATTAGAATTTCTGCGGGTAGTGGTGACGTAAACAATTTGTATGTAGAAATTAGTGCTATTTACTATTACATGTTTCTCGACAAGGGAGCGGAACTAACTAACGGCGGTGTTATACGTCCGCACTACATTACTCAAAACGCTATGGCTTCGGCTAATGGTCAAAGGTTTATTAGTGGTGCAATAGATGAGTACTTGGCTTTCATGATTAAGACTTACCCTTTCTTAAATGCTGACACGGTAGGCATGACACCCGACAATGTTAAAGTCAACATTACTTATAACTTGTTTGGTGCAGATGGCGGTAAGTGGAACGGCTTATTTGAGTACGACAAAATGTGGAAGGTTTGGGGTTAAGCCTTGTTTAGCTGTAACTCTTCAACCATTGACAACATATTAAACACCCGTAACTGCGTCAATTTTGGTTAGGTCTTCGTTGGCTAAATCGTAAAGTAGTTTTTCCCAACTCCATTTTGTAAATACCTTTTCTTCGGCTTCGGCTTTTAGGTCTTCCGCGTCAAGTTCGACTTCTTCGTCTTGATCAATGACTGGGTTAAATAGGTTCTCGTAGCGTTGCTTAAAGTCGTTTGAATAATTAACGTAATTGTTTACCGCACCAAAGACTTCGTTTATACTTACGTCTTGAAACGTATCTTTACGGCTCATTATACTATACGAATACGGCTCAAAAATTAGGTTACCCCATTCGTCACGCTTCCAACGTTTGTATAATATACTAAGCAAAAGGGTGAAATTCTCGGTGGTTTGACTAATATAATGTTCAAGGTCTATAAACTCCCCCAAGGTAAGCGCGTCCAACGGCTTCAACATAAAACCTTTCACGGCTTGTTTCGGCTTGTTAGACGGCTCACGCTTAATAAAAGAAACTTCACTGGCAAGGTCAATGAGTTCTTCAGGGGTTAGGTCTTCCAACTCTTCGGGGTCTGTATCGCTGAGTATGGAAACCGCTTCCAACGTATGAAGAAATACGCTGTTAAATTCGTTCGGGTCAATCGAATTAAGTTCGACCCATTGATTAACCGTTACCTCGTTCCAACTCTTCGGTAGTTTCATCAACTTTCTTTTCGGTTATTTTGGTTATCTTTTGTAGAATATCGAGAATGTACGGAAATGCAATTTCTGCGTTTTGTTTCTTAAACAAATTAGTCTTCAATTTCAGGTGCGCAGGTGCGTAGTGTTCGGTTCGTGTAAGGTCCGTTCGTTTGAATAGGATTGAAAGCGTTTGAGCGGTAAAGTTGTCGTCTTGACTGCGGTAAATCTTTTCAATCATTCCTAAGTCTTTAACACCTATATTCTCGGAGGTCTCATAAGTGTATTTGTCAATGACAATTTGCGTCACCTTTTCCGTGCTTGGTATGTCGGACTTGTTGAACTCTTTAATGTAGTTAGCGAACTCGTCAAGTTCCATGCTATCGAACGCCTTTTCTTCAACACCTAAGTAAATAAATTTCTCTATCCACTTTTCGATGGTGTCTAACTCGGTGTTATTCTCAATTTTGTTAAGGTGGTCGAATTGTTCAACGGTTAACTCGTTTAGTTGGTTGGGTATTTCAGCCCCGTAAATTTGAATCATTGCTTAGATTTTAATCAAAGGTAAAAAATAATGTTGAAAAATTAACCAAAAAAATTTAACGTTACTTATGTAGGTAATGGATGGACTACCGACTTACAAAATCACAATAGACGAAGCGTACAACGACGGCACTGAACCGTTGGGGGTTGACGCAATAGCATTCACAGCAAACCCCGCAGTTTTAGTTAAGGGTGTAGCGTTTAAGTCACAAGCTAAAAGCCATTTTGCAGACGAAAAGAAATATCGTATTACTGCACCTGCAATGATACCGATGGATATTTACCGACGTGATGATGACATGGGTGAGTACTATGTACAATTCTCAAAAGATGAAATAGACACAATCTTTAAGGATTTTATGCTCAACTTAAACAACCGCAACTTGTTTAACTTAGAACACGAAGGCGACAAAATTGTCCCTGCGTATATTCTTGAAGCGTGGTTAGTTGACAACCCCGAAGCGGACAAGGCGAAAAGTACTTTCGGTATTTCAGTACCTGAAGGTACGCTAATGGTCACGGCTCAAATAACCGACACGGACTATTACAACAAGTTAGTCGAAGCGGGTCAAGTAGGCTTTTCAATCGAAGGATTTTTAGGCCTTAAATTAAGCAACCAAATAAAAACAAATAATATGTTACCTGATGGCACACACACGCTCGAAGACGGTACGGTTATCGTTATCAAAGACGGTCAAATCGTAGAAGTTCAAGAGCCAATGGTCGAGGAACAAGTAATGGAAGTTGAAGCGTCTACGGAAGTGGAAATGGCAGACACAACCGAAGTAACCGAAGAAACCGTAAAGGAAGAGGTTGTTGAAGTTGAAGCAGCTATTGACCCTGCGGCAGACACCGACGCTATTTTGGCAATCGTTAGCCCGTACATCGAGCAACGCATTTCTGAACTATTACAAGTGATCGCAGACCTAAAGAATGAACTAACTGAAACGGAAGAAGCTGCACCCGTTGAAGAAATCAAAATGACAGCAGCGCAAAAGTTTAACCAAGTAATTGACTTCTTAAAAAAATAAAGATGGCTAAAAAGTACAAATTCGATTTGACAGTTGACGCAAGCGCGTTGCTTCAAGCAAACCCAAGTGAGTATTATTCACTTCTTTACGGAATGGAAAACGCAGTAACTAACTACCGAGTACTTCCGGGTATTAAAAACAAAACTAAAGTTGCAACGGTTGTATTTGACAAGGTACTCGCTGAGGCAGGTTGCGACTTTAACGCTCAAAATGCAGAGGTTAGCGCAGTTGAAGTAGACGTATGTGCGTTGACTTCTCAAGCGTCAGTTTGTCAGTACGACTTGGAGCAGTCTTGGTTGGCTCTTGAGATGGCTAAAGGTTCAAACTCTGATTTTTCAGTAGCTTCTTTTATGAACTTCTTTTGGGGTCAAATGGCGAAGAAAGGACACCAAGAATTGGCGTTATTGATGTGGCAAGGTAACACGTTAAGCGAAAACGTACAACTTGCTTTGTGTGACGGTTGGTTGAAGCGTTTGTGTACAACGGGTAACTACATTAACGGTACAGTTCCAGTTGGTGGGTTTACTTCTGCAAACATTCTTACAAACGGTTTTGCACAAGCACTTGGTTTGGCTACACCTGAGATGTTGGTTAACCCTGCAAACATGCAGTTTAAAGTATCTGCTGACGTTGCTGCTTATTACCGTATCGCTACGGCTTCACAAAACAACGTGACAAACGTAACTGTTGGTTTGTCTTTGACTTACTTGGATATTCCAGTTGTTGTTGAGTACGGACTTCCTGCAAACACAATCATTTTGTCAGACTACACTAACTTTATCTATGCTTTGGACATGGAAGGTGACGTTGACAACTTGCAAATTGTAGACTTCTCTAAAACTACTTTGGACCGTCGTATCGGTGCAAGAGCAGATTTTAAAGCAGGTTTCTATACGGTCAACGATTCTCAGACAGTTTGGGTAGGTGGTGACGCTTATTGCGACTAATCAATTTATTTAGATAGTAGGGGGTTTAACCGCCCCCTTTTTTTTAACCTTAAACACTAAATAAAATGGCTTGTAGTACAATAGAAACAATTTTAAAGGGTTGTGACAACAATATCGGAGGGATAACTTCAATTTACATTAACGACATGGATAACATGACGGGAACTATTACTGAGGCTAACTGGATTATTTCTTCTTTCGGTACACTTGCAGACCCTTTCATACCTTTCGAGTTCAGACGTAACACGGGAATGTTCACGGAAGAGGCGGCAATCGACCTTGTAAACGGTTCGTCTTTCATTACGCAAACAGTAACTTTGATGTTTCACCGACGTGAGGCGGCTAAGTCTAAAGCAATTAAAATCCTTGGCGAAGGTCAACGCGACCTTGCACTTGTAGTTGGTGACGCAAACGGGAAGTATTGGTATTTTCCTTATGCTCAATTAACTGCGGTTGCTGAAGGTTCAGGAACGGCTAAGGCTGACGGGTCTAAGTATTCAATTACGTTTGTAGCTGAAAACGAAAACCTCGCATTTGAAGTAGCAGCGAGTGAGATTAATAACATTATTTAATAGGATTAACACAACACTAAAAACTAAGGGGGGTTCGCACTCCCCTTTTTTATTTAACCAACTTTTTCAAAACCTACTTATTAAAGTAGTATGATATACATCGAACAAAATCAAAACAATACAATAGCCTTAACGCTTACCGAAAGTGCGACAATTACCGCGCCGACTTGGTTGTTTAAATTCGTGTGGGAGATGGACCAAACACTTGCACCTATTTATTGGGTGGGTGTTGACTTTTCGCAGTACGTTGATCGTTACAATCTTTTCTTTTTGGAAGAAGGCGTAGACGTGACTTTTCGCATTGGTCAGTACCGCTATTGGGTTTATGAAAGTCCAGTGCCAATTATAGTTGACCCAAACACGAATGACAATGGTTTAACTTTAGTAGAAGAGGGTCGTATGGTGGTCGAAGGTGTATCAAATTCAATTTATGAATAATGGGTTTATTTGGAAAGTTTAAAAAAGACGAAAGTCTTAAAGTAGTTGACACGGGTTACCAAAGTTTTAGTACACCGTTTCTCAAAGTTCCTGAGGGTAACTTGTCATTGCCACGTATAGACGTACGCTACACTACACAAGGGTACGTTCGTTTCGGGTTTGACAATTTGTTTCCACAGTACATGAATCAGATGTATTTCATGAGTCCGTTACATGGGTCTATTGTGGACTTTAAGACTAACGCGGCTATTGGTGGAGGTTATTCTTTCGACGAAACGAAGTTAACCGACATGGAAAAGGTAGTGCTTTATTCGTTCGGTAAGAAAATCGGCTTGAAAGGTACTATTAAAGCCATTACTAAAGACATTATTTTACATGATCGTTGCTATTTTCACGTTGAGTTGAAAGGCGGGAAGGTGTTTAACGTGTACCGGGTAGCACCTGAGAAGGTAAGAATAAACCAAACGAAAACTATCTACGCAGTAAATGAGGATTGGGAGTATGGACTTCAAATAAAGACTTATTTACCATACCACCCCGAACACAAAGACGGCTGTTATTTGTTGGCTTATGAAGGTCAAAGTGTAGGTCAAGACTTTTACCCACTTCCTCAGTACACAAGTGCGTTAAACTTCGCCTTTTTGAGTGGTGAACTATCTTACTTGCAGAAATCAAACATACAAAATAGTATCTTCCCGTCGTTTGCTATGATGTTTCCAAAGAAGCCACAAGGTCCTGAAGAAATGCAGTTAATTAAAGACACGGTTAACAAGTTGAAAGGTGCGGAAAACGCTGGGAAAGCAGTAGCCTTTTTTGCTAATAACAAAGAGTCACTTCCTGATTTAGTAAACGTACCTACAAATAGTAACGACGAATTGTTTAAGGGTGTTTCTGAATTAAATACCGAGCAAATTTGTTTCGCTCATACGATTGACCCTATACTTTTAGGGGTTCGCACTACGGGTTCTTTGGGTAGCGGTTCGGATATCAAACAAGCCTACGTTATTTTCGAGAAGAATACTATTATTCCTTTGCGTGAAACGGTAGCCGATGTGTTTAACCAACTTCTTAAAGTCGTAGGAATAAATACACACATTGAAATCACTAATTACCAAATCGTAAACGAAACTATCACAGCCGTTGAGGATGAAGGTAAGGCGGTAATTAACGCTTTGAATGCTATGAACCCAACTTTAGCGGCAAAGGTTCTTGAAACAATGACACCAAACGAAATTCGTGCTATGGCTGCGTTACCACCATTGAGCGAAAATAACACACCGACATTATGATTTATTTCGTAACTGAAAATTACCTTAAGGTAAACACCCCCATAACTGCTAACGTTGATGTTACGGACGTTTTTCCGTACGTTAAACCTGCGTCCGATATGCGAGTTCAAGCAATCTTAGGTTCGTATTTCTACGCGTACCTATTGGGTGCGTATAACGCTCAAACATTAAACAACGACGAAGAAGCACTTGTCGAAAAGATACAACCAGTCGTAGCGTGGAGGGCAGCAGAACAAGCAGCGTTCGGACTTACTTACCAACTTAAAAATAAAGGTATTCAAACGCAGTTCGGTGACTACTCAAATAACGTAAGCCAAAATGAAACGGCTTTCGTGATGGACCACTACGGACAAATGGCAGCCTTTTACGAAAAGAGATTAACTAATTACCTACTTACTAATAAGGCTTTGTTTCCTGAGTTTACAAGTGACTTAAACACGGACTCAGATATCAAGCCAGTTGGTGGATGTGGTAATAGAGGTGACTACGATAACACAATGATGGTTATTTAATGGCTGATCAAGAAATAAATATAAAACTCAACGGCATTGCACAAATCCGTTCGGAACTTAAAGCCTTAAAAGGGGAGTTAGCTAACGCAACAGACCCTAAACAAATGGCTGATTTAGCGGAACGTGCAGGGGAACTTTCGGACAAACTGAAAGACGCTAACGAACGGGCTGCGGTCTTCGCTTCGGGTTCACGTTTCGAGCAAACGTCTAACGCTTTCGGGTTAATGTCTTCGCAGTTAATGTCAATGGACTTTGAAGGTGCGAGTGAGTCGGCTAAGTTGTTCGCTGGAAACCTTGGGAAGATTGACGGCAAAACTATTTCGAGCGGTTTAAAGGGTCTCGGTTCTACCGTTGCAAGTGTTGGGGGTGCGTTTCTAAAGTTGGGTGCGCAGTTACTTGTTAACCCTATCTTTTTATTAGTTGCTGTTATTGGTGCTATTGTCGCGGGGTTGTACATGTTAGCGGATAGGCTCGGATTTGTGACTAAATTCGTGGACTTCTTGACCCAAGCCTTTAAGCCTTTAATTGATATGATTAAATGGTTTTTGGACTTAATGGGTTTAACGTCTTTTGCAGCCGATGAAGCACTGGCAAAAACGACAGCCGCACTCGAAGAGGAAAAAGAAAAGCGTCAAGAGGTAATTGGTTTAATGGACCAAAAGATAGCTTTGTTGGATGCCGAAGGTAAAAGCACTTTAGCGTTAAGAATTGAACGCAACAAGTATATGCAAGAAGAAATCAATAACAACCTTAAGTTGTTGGAGATTATGGACAATAACTTTTTGAACCAAACCAAGCTATACAAAGACACGGTTAAGGAAAACAAAGCCAAGGCACACGAAATAAAGGTTGAGGAAGTTAAACTCAATCAAGAAGTAATTAACGAAGGACAAAAGGCAGCTGAAGCGCAAAAACAATTCCTTGCAGACAGACTCGCAGCTACACGACTTATTCAAGACTTGACGCTCGGGGTAATGCAGGACGGGGTTGAAAAGGAACTACAAGCCAATATCTACAAATACGAGCGACTTCGTGAAGACTTGTTAAAGAACGAGAAACTAAATAAAGACGAACGCGCAAAAATTGACGCACTATACATTCAGGAAGCCGAACAAACAGCCAACGCAATCAACAAAAAATATGTTGATGCTGAAGCGAAAAAACAAGCCGAACTAAACAAGGTAATTAAAGACGCTCAACTATTAAGAGCGCAAGAAGAGGAAGACTTTTTCGCATTATACGACCAAAACACTACAAGCGCACAACAACTCGAAGAAAATGCTGTACGTGAAAAGTATTTTAATCTAATTGAACAAGCTAAACAATACGGCTTAGACACGCAAGAACTTGAGAAACGACAGCAAGAAGAAATTGCCAAAATTCAAGATGAAGCACGAGCGAAAAAAGAAGCCGAAGAAAAAGCCGAATTTGACCGAAGAGTTAAGATAGCCGAAGACTACGCAGGAAGTTTAAATAATCTTGCGGAAACGGTCTTTACGGTATCTAATAGGTTCGGAAAACAAGACGAAGAAAGCAAGGAAAAACGTGCAAAGCGTCAGTTTCAAGTCGCTAAAGCCCTTCAATTAAGCATGGCAATCATGGACGGATTTAAAGCCGTTACAACGTCTCTTTCAATGTCGCCAGTTGCTATTGGTCCAGTACCAAATCCTGCGGGTATTGCGTCACTTGCTTTTGCCGTAACTACTTCACTTGCTAATATTGCTAAAATTGCGAGTACTCAGTACGGAAGTAAAAGCACGGGCGGTGGTGCAGGTAGTTCGAGTGCGCCAATGGGTGGCGGTGCTACACCAAGCACGGGAGGGACACCTTCATTTAGTCTCTTCGGACAAGGTAACGACATGAACACAACAAGCGCACCTAAAGACCAAGAAACAAGCCTAACGGTTAAAGCGGTAGTTGTTGAAAGTGACGTGACAAGCACACAAAATAAGGTTAAGAAAATGCAAGAAAACGCGACACTATGACAAGCTATATAACACTACTTTCAAAAATAGAGCAATTTTGTAACGCTCACTTGCAAATTAAAAAGTATGGGGGTGAGTTTCGTGAACAAATGCCAAACTTTTCTACTAAGGATGAGAAGTACCCGGTTGTTTTCGTTGAGCCTTTGAGCGACCTTGAGGATCTAAACACGAACCAATTTTCGATCAACGTTTATTGTGTCGACATTATACAAAAAGACCGCGCCAATTTAAACACTATTCTAAGCGACTGCCAACTCATTCTAAAAGATATGTATGTTTATTATATAAACGACATGGACGCGCAGTTAGATGTAGTGGGAACGGCTTCAATGACACCGTTAAATAACTACGATTTAGACTATGTGGCAGGGTGGGTAATGGGAATTACTTTCGAGGTGTCTACTTACGGACCTTGTGAAATACCAATGAACCCAATAACGCCCGTTGAGGTTGAATGTTTACCAGCTAACTACTTGGTCGAATACGAAAACGGAACTGACATACAAAGCGGAACAATACCAAGCGGTGGAAGTTTAACAATTCAAGTACCCGACCCTGCGGTTTGTGAACCTGCAATTGCTCAACTTGTAAACACGAACGACTTACTTTTATTAACCGAGTCAATTGATTGCGGAACAACCGAACAAATAATTGCACCCGACGGTATAGTTCACCTGAAAAAAGAAAACGACGGTACAATAACAAACGTAACTACACCAAGCGGTGAAACAACTCTTTATGTAGTACAAAACAATGACATCACGGTTAACCAAGCGAACCCGTTTGAAATACACGCAACCGACCCGTTAAACATTCGCCTACATAACCAAAGCGGTAACGACATTACACCGCAGTCGGTAGTTTACCAAGGTAACTCGAACCACGTTACAATCACGGTTAACACGTCTTCTTTTGTACCCGTTGGTGCTACTATACCAAAGACGGGACAAACGACCTCTTATGCTACGGGTGACGATGGCGCAACGCAACGCGGACGGCTTACCAACTTCACAACGTTAGCTTCAAACAACCCCTTTGGAAACACGAACCGATTTACAAGTAAGACGGGAACGCAGACCTACACAAACTCGGTTGCCATTGATTGGACTACCTACAACGGCTCAACTGTTTTGGCGTACTATTTTGGTGACGCAACAACAAGACCTTGGGCAACTCAACTCACTCAATACACCTCAAGTACTATTGACGGCTTAACGGGTTGGGACTTGTTTAATTTTAACGAGGCGGTTAACATTATGAACTTTAGTTTTCCGGGTGGATTTCTTTACAATTACGCACCTTTCAATTTAACTCGTCGTTATATGTTTGTCAGTACAAATCAAACGGGTACAACGGGAATAAGCACCGAGACCGCAGGACCAAACCCATTCACAACGGTTGCAAAGTCTTCGTCTTTATGGGGTATCTGGGTGCGAGTATGCACAGTTTCAGGAACTACAATTTCTTAAATATGACTTATCAATTTCCTTTCTTTGAGAATACGATCAGCAACCCTGAAATAACGGTTGTATATATTACGGACGACTTAAGACTAAACGCTTGTCGCGTGGACGTGTTACTTTCAACTCCCGAACAAGACTACGGTGT